TACCCTCCATTTGTTACAGTGGAGGTTGATACCTTGTTTCTGTTGGAAATTTGGGCAATTTAGATTCCAGTGGTTTTGTTTTACTTTAAGAGGAGAAGCTGAATACTCTTATTCTACAGCTAAGTTAAAATAATAATTTCAATACGTTGCGTTAAAAATGTAAGGAAGGTGTTACACTTATATAACACCGGTGCGTCACTTATGTAACACCGGTGCGTCACTTATGTAACATGAAAAGGAAATAAAGAAAACTATGAAAAGAATAGAGAGGACGGAAAAAACTAAAAATATGCATCGCCTTACGCTAATGGAGTATTTGAGCAATCCCGACAATCCTCCTTTAAATCGAACGCATTTATCGACCGATGTTCTGGGTTTCTCACAAGCATCAGTACTCTACCAGGTTTTCACCCCTGACGAATTGACCGAAATTGAGGATGAAGCTTTGGAGGCCCGGCGTAAGAGGTACGCCAATAAATTAGCTTTGGTGGATGACGCGGTATTGAAAAGGGCTGCCAGTGATGAGGGTACGGCGGCCGATGCAAAGTTAGCCTTCCAACGTTTTGAGGGTTGGTCTGAGAAGCAGAAACAGGAAATCACTTTTGATGGACCGATGTTGCAACAAATATTTGCTATTTTCCCACCGGAAATTGCGACGAAGATAAAACTGGCCCTAATTGCTAAGCATAAGGAGTTGACATGACCAGTAGTTGTCCGTATTGCAACGCAAAAATTAAAGAATTCCTGAAAGAATATTGGCACAACAACAAAGGTCCTTCTCTTTTCAGAATTCAATGCCCTGAATGCAGTAAAATAATGGATGTGGTTGTCCAGGGCAAGCCTTCGTTTTTAACCTTGAGGGAGTCAAAATGATTAGACTGGGACGGCTTAGAATTCTTTTTTTAACCCATGGAACTTTGGTGCGGTGGTATGCTTTATCTGTAGGTTATGAGGGTAAACAGATTCGAAGCTGGAAAAAGAAGATAGAAGACAAGAAGAGAGATAAGCATAGAGCTTTAATCCTCCATCTTCTTTTAGAGTATGCCGGTGTTATTCTAGGGGGTATGGTTTTAGGGCAAGTGATTCGGTGGGTGGTAAAACTATATTAAGTTTGTTTCTTCTTTTTGAGTTTAGCTACACGTTGCTCTAATATGTCTAAGGCATTTTCTGTGCTATATAAAGCTCCGAGATATCTACCACCAAGATCACGATATTCATGCCACTCTTTACTATCTAAAGGAACGCCACCGTTGGTTATATACTCACGCCACAATTTAGAATTTGCTAAAACATTGCCATGCCAGGCAATGTTTTTACTATATTGAAGATCTATCCACATTTCAGATTCCAATTTAAGTTTTCTGTAAGCTCTCGCATTACAAGCCTTCACTTTACGCCGTCTTCGAGCTTTGGCTTCAGTTTTTTGTCTCTTAATCTCTTTTTTCTTTTCGCTTGTAAGTGCTTTTTTACACAAACAAGTCCGGCACAACATCCCTGGTCCATATTCAGGATGTAGTCTGCCAATAAATTCATCCAATGGTTTTTCCCTACCACAACGCTCGCAAATTCGATATGCACCTACTTTCTTCATATATATCTCCTTCTTTTTAACGATGAATTTAAAATAATTCAGTACAAAGTTTTCGTCAAGTAATCAACATTATAAGATACTTACAATATGATTTTTAAAAAAAATACAAAAAAATGGGCACTCCATTAAGAGCAGTGTCCATACCTTTTTTCTTTATATATTAATAAGTTACAGGCTCTATAGCCTCTACATTCAGTAGGTACGGCCCAAGGTTAAAGGTTTGATATTATTACAAAAAAACACCTAAAATAGATAATGTTGGGCCAGGGCCACTGCTTTTTTTTTGAAAGAAAATTTTTTTAGTAGTGTCCCGGGCCAAAATTAAAAATCTCTATATATATAGGATATTTATCCCGGCCACTTGTCCTTCGAGCAGTGGCCCAGCAAAAACAACTACATAACGCGCGGGATTAAAAAAAGTAATAAAATCCTCTATATATATAAAGATTTTTTTAACGAAGATATTTTTTTATTGGGCCACTACTCAATAAGCAGTGGCCCAATTTAACGCCCTACCGTAATTTCAGACAGACAATATCAGGCCGATGCTTTATCTTGCGAGGCTAAATTCAGTTCAAAACAGGCGTTCTTTATCTTAATGTGTTATTATATCTATAATATCAAAAAAGCGTATATAATGCTTTCTAAGCGTTTTAGATTTAAAAGGGTGTCAATGTACCTTTACTGCTATTTAAACTCAGTGGTGAGCCCGTGAGGCGGGCAAAATGGAGGCAAAGCAATGCCATTAAAACCGGGTAGAAGTAGAAAAATTATAAGTCAGAATATTTCGGAAATGATAAGAGCCGGGCATCCGATGAAGCAAGCTATAGCTGCCGCTCTGAATAAAGCTCGGGAGAAGAGAAAGAGTAAATCCAGGCGCGCCCTATAATGTCCAAACCGGATTTCAGTATAACGGATGAGGATATTGATCGTTTTACTTCCCTCATTCTCCAACAGTCTAAGCCTGAGTATATTGATTCTTTCTTGGCTGATTCGCAGTATTTGGAGTACCAGGACGATCCTGTTGGTTTTTGTGAGCAGGTACTCGGAGAGACGTTAACGGATGACATTAAAATAATGATGGAGTCTGTCAGGGATAATCAGATTACCATTGCTATATCTGCTAATGCCGTGGGAAAAACACATGCGGCCGCGAGGGTAGCTGTTTGGTTTTATCTATGCTGCCCAGAAGTAAAAGTTTTTACGGCAGCGGCGCCGCCTTACGACAATCTGAAAAATCTTTTATGGGGAGAAATCGGATCAGTTGTCCGGGCGCATCCTGAGCTGTTTGCTGATAGCATACAAACCACCTTGGATATTAGGCGAGGGCCGGAAGATTATTTAATCGGCGTCACCATCCCGAGTACGTCGGAAGATAAGGAAGCTCGCTTTTCAGGGAAGCATAGGCCATTCATGCTTTTCGTTCTTGATGAAGGCGATGCTATTCCAGATGAGGTTCATAAAGGTATTGAGTCCTGTATGTCGGGTGGACATACTCGGCTTCTTATTATGTTTAATCCCCGTAAATCTTCAGGTGCCGTGTACCGGATGATAAGAGATTCGGAAAAAGGAACGGGAGATGCTAATATCGTTTATCTTTCGGCTTTTAGTCATCCTAACGTTAAAACAGGCGAAGACGTTATACCTGGCGCAGTAACTAGAGAGAAAACAGTCAAGCGGATTAATATGTGGACCAGGCCACTTCGACCGGGAGACAGGGAGAGCGAAAGATCCGTTTTTATTCTTCCTGATTTCCTCGAAGGTGCGGTGGCAGAGCGGAGAAAAGGAGTTAATTTTCAGCCTCTAAAACCTGGGAAATATAAGATTCTCAATTCTTGCTTTAGTTATATGGTCTTGGGTCAATATCCTGCTCAAGGGTCAGACCAGCTTATATCCGAGGAGTGGATATCAACAGCTAGATCCAGGTATGATCTGTACGTTTCTAAGTATGGAGAGATGCCTCCTGTTGGGGCCACTGGGATTATGGGCCTAGATGTTGCAGAGATGGGTGATGATAACAACGTGGTCTTTGGACGATATGGCGGATATCTCACTCCCCCTAGTAGTTGGAGTGGTGTTGATCCGATAGAAACTGGGGATCGAGCAGTGGCGTGGTATTTAACCAATAAGGGGATAACGAGGGCAAATGTTGATGGGACGGGTGTCGGTGCTGGGGTGGCTCCCTATATGCAACAAACTAAAGGTGTTGTTGCGACAACTATCAAGGTAGCATCAAGCGCAATTATATCTACAGATATTGGTGATTTTAGGATATTGAGGGATGAGCTTTTGTGGAGGGTAAGGGAATGGCTGAGAACTGATCCTGGGGCGATGTTACCTCCATGTGAGGAATTGGACGAGGAGCTTAAAGCTCTTACCTATAATACAGACTCAGGATATATTGAGGTTATAAAAACTTCAGAGATAAAAAAACTACTCGCAAGGAGCCCTGATCATCTTATGGCATTAGCAATGACTTTCGCCGGAGCGGGCGGTTTCTTCGATGGTTGTGATTTCCAGGCTTTCCCTGAAGGATGAAAGAAAAAAAGATAAAATAAAAGGAGATAATATGAAATTAACCAGAGAAGAGGCAATTAAGATATTGATTAGAGTAACAGATAAAGATGACCCTTACTGGGAAAATCTTGTCGATGAGTATTATGACGAAGCAACTGACACTATGCCTATTTTTGACGATGTTCTTAGAGCTATAGGTGTATCTGACGAAGAATTGAAGATGGCTTGGGAAGAGGGATAAAAAGTCCATTAGTTGCAATTTTCTGTATTTATTGTATTATGCAATATAGTTGATATATGCCTTGAAAAAGGAGCGGCCTAGCGTGAAAAAAAACGTACTGTCCAAGTATCTGGCAAAGTTCTAGGGATGGCCCACTAATAGGAAAAGATACTGGTACCTATTGACTGGCGCGGCGAGTTTGCTCCTTTTTGAGGGCATATATCATAGAATCAATTAATCTTAATAGATAGGAGAAAAAGTTTATGAAAAAGATGTGGCCCGTTTTTATCGTTTTTTGTATTACCCTTGTTTCGATGTGGGCGGTCAGTACGGCTGCCATCGCCATGGATCAATGTGATGTAGTTGGGAATTCATACACAATTACCATTGACGGTAATGATTGGACATTGTCGAATTTTGATGAGTCGCTTCCCATGTTTTCCCCGGCTCCCAAGTGTGCTGGTACTGTGACTCTTTTAGGCCCTACTGGACAATATTCTGTTCTCGACTGGTGTGTTTGTTTTGGAGAGCTTAAAATATCTGGGCTCCATGCCCTTCTTTCCGAGGATGGATTAATGATTTATCTTTTACCATCAGGCTTACATACCTTGCGGGTTGGAGATACGGTTTATATGACGGAGCAAGAGATTCCGCAGCTTTTGTTTAAGTGATTTGCATTTATCTACACATCCTCCTATAAGGCCGTTTGGTGATTACTAGCGGCCTTTTTATTTAGGTAACAATGGGTAAAAATATATCAGCGCAAGAGCTCAAAGCTCATCCTATTTCTGGCTATTATAGATGGAAATTCGGGGAGGGTATCACCTATCATAGTGGCCTTGCAAAGATATTTTGTAAAAGAGGCACTTGGTTTTGTGATACTCTTTGACATGTTTCAGAGTTAGGCATGGTGTCTAATGATTTGTCTTTTTTTGGTCCTATTTCTGTGGCAATAAATCCCTTTAAATAAGTTGAGAAGAATTATTATGATTTTAGGCAAAGATTTAATACTACCTGAAGGAATTAAAATTGGAAGTGTATCCGATGGCTACCATACATTTAATGAACTATACGATTTTAGAAAAATGTATAACGCTGCACTTTTTAATGAATGGGCAGGACAAGGCAAATATAATATCCATAAATCAATACGGCATTTTGAGGGTGATTTATGTTTCGGAGGTGGATGGTTTATTGTTGTTGCCGTACTCCCCACAGGACAAATATCAAATCATTATAAAATGTCAGATTGGGATTTATTTAAGTGTCCTATTCACGAAAAAGCATTATTTCCTTTTGACGGTCATACTGGAAAAGATGTTCTGGCTAGATTAGCCACATTGTAGCTAATGCTTCATTAGTCTTTCGGATAACGAAAATGAAATATAATTAAGAAAGATCCTTTTAAATGAGTTGATTAGTTGCGGCTCAACCCTTTAATACAGTATAATATTTTTCATGGGTAAAACCAAAAATAAAATAGAATTAATCACACATCCTTATGCTGTCGATCTTTTACAGGCCCGCACGGATTACGCAAAATTAACAGGTACAGAGTTGGTCGAGAGACCTTACTGGTTTAAAAATATAGAAACGAGCCAATTATATTATGATTTATACGCCTGCCTTGGCTGGCCTACGGAGGTAACAGACAGCACTGACGGCCTCTCTGGTTACATTGCTATAGTTGGTGTTGTTCGTCCGAACGATTCGATTAATAACCCGCCGAACCCTCTTAATGCTAATTTTCAGCTTCTTGACGAGGCTGAGTCTAAAGACGTACCAACATTGCTTAGGGAGTGTGTTAGGCTCCGTGAGGAATATGGTTTTGGTGTCCATAAGAATTTACTTCGGGTGTGGCTCGGGGACCCAGACCGGTTTTTTACTCCTCTCGCTTTATGCAACGAGGCTCTTATTGCTGAGGGCGGAGAGAGGGCGGCTATATTGATAAGCCCGCCTGATGATTTTTATGCCACAAAGATTTTTGATAGCTATGTCCGGGCGCTAAGATCCACACTTTTAAAAGATAGCCAGCGTTTCTTTTTTGGACATAACTATATTTTACAAAACAGATTAAGGGAATTCAAAAAAGATGACCCTTGTGTCTTCGCGGTTGGTGGTTTGGTATTTTCCCTACTGAACCGTGTACGGTGGATGGATGCCCGTGGAGAAAATGCTTTTACAGTGGAGGACGAAAATGGATGAATCGACTTTAATGTTTATTTTTTTGGTGGTAGGATATTTTATGGGTATCGGATCAGTTTTTATTGGAGCCTACATCCTGCCTAAAACAATGAATGGGGATTTGCTCCCAGACGCCTTCTCCCCAAAAGGTGATGTCTTCACCGTGGAAACCCCTGATGACATGGCCCTATTTCCTGATGATCTTAAAAATAAAGATGAAGAACATATTCTAAAGAAAACTAATAGATTCTTAGAGAGTCTAAGTGCAGTTTCTGGGGGCAAATAATGTTCGAATTTATCGTAATTGTTTTATTAATTGGTTTTATTGCAGGGTTCGTGATGGGTCGATTACCAACCCAAAATATTCGGAGGAAATAAGCAATGGGATTGGAAGGTTTTAAGGTCAGGTGCCGAACATGCGGTATAGTAATGTACGAGACCACTAAAGATTATACCTGTCACAAACCTTTGACGGGGAATATGCTCAGGTTACTTCCTCTCTATAAGGATTGGCCTACCTACGATGGGTCTTTAGCCGTGGAATCAACATCACGTTTCCTTATGTTCTGCTCAGCCTGTAGTGGTTATATTGCCACAACAGGGAAACTAGATTTTGCGGATTTCCCAGACGAGAAAGTCCATATAATATCAGAGGAGCGTTCCAAGTTGATTTGGAGAGAGGCCGGAGAACCGGTTAAGAAAGCTCAAGCGTTACATAGCGAGCCCCTTCCTAAGGCTAAGCCGCCCATTAAAGCCGAGATATTTATCCCTAAAGATATAATGAAAAAGTTAGAAAAAGAAGCCACTTCCTTTAATAAAAAGAGGGGAGAATAAGTTATGTCGGCCATAAGTAAAGAGTGGTCTCTTTCTAATTTGCCGCCTAAAGGGCATAAGGACGTTGCAGCTTTTGCGAACAATCTTTTCGAAATCTCTAGGTTGGAGCTTGAAAGGCTTGGGAAGCATGATGATCTTCTCGCTAATTACAGTCTGTACAGGGGGAAAACAACCGGTGGGGTACGGGGTCGGTCGGTTGGCTTAACGCCGGTTAATCTATATTTTTCCAATATTGAAAGGACTGTGGCGAACATTACGGCCAGGGAGCCGGTCGGTGAAGTAGTTGACCTTGATGGTACAGATCAAGATGGAGCAGAGGATATCCTGGATTCCAAACTAAAAAAATGGTGGAAAGAAACCAACCAGCAAAAGAAAATCCGGTCTTCAGCCCGCACTATGGAGATTTATGGCATAACGATCGAGAAGCCCGGCTGGAACAAAGAGCAGGAATGTCCAAATATTGTTATAAGTGATCCGTATGCTTTCTACCCTGCACCCGGATTCTATGAGGATATCGATACCGATATTCCATTTGTCACTTTTGCATATTTGAGATATATAGATGCAGTAGAATCTGAGTTTAAAGTCAAGAATATAGTCCCTGATGAAGCATATGACTTGCTTGGGACTGTAAGAGAGGAGTACAAAGGTACAGGTTGTACTGACCTTGACGTATCCCTTACAGGTAAATACCAAGACCCGATGACAAAGGCCGACATAAACAGCAAGGGAGCCATAGATAAAAAACTTGAACGCTGTTTGGTTAAAGAGGTATGGGTAAGGGATTACAGGAAAACTAAAGTGAGCGAAGAACATCCGGTTATTAATCCTGAAACAGGAATGCCGGAGTTGGATGAGGATGGTGGGATAATTATTAAGAAAATAACGAAAATGGTTCCTGTTTATCCCGACGGAGTAAGAAAAATAACCATTGCTGCTACAAGCGGCGGCGACCATGATGGTTTCGTCGTTTTGGATGATTGCGCAAACCCTAATATTAATCCAGCGCTGGACATCGAAATCGCCAAAGCTACTCATCCGTGGGGCAGATTTCCAGTTTATCACGCCAATAGTTATAAAGACCTTGTATCTCTATGGGGGTTTGCTGCCGCTGAACAAGTGGGTGATCTGATTGTTAAAATCAATAAGATAATTGCCAGGCTCATCAATTACGTTATTAACGTAATGAGCCCTCCGCTTATAGTCCAAAAGCATTGTGGTATCACAAGGGAGATGATCGAAAATCAACTCAAAAAAGCTGGTCGTTTAATTTTAATGCCCACATCTCCGAATGCCAGGATTGAGTTTATGCAGATACCTAATTTGCCTAGCACCTTTTTCCAAGTGCTTGAAATTATAGTCGGGTTCTTTGATAGAGTATATGCTATTGAGAGTGCGGACAGAGGCCAGGCTCCGAGAGGCGTAATCGCTGCCGCTGCTATTGTTTCATTGCAGGAGCGAAATCAGGAGTTGATGCAGTCAAAGACATCATCGGTTGAAAGTTTAGCGGAAAATAGATCAAGATGGTGTATAGGTCTGTATCAGAATTTTGGTACAAGCGTTGAGTTAGTTGATGTTAGTGGAGATCCTGCAAAGTTTATTGGTACCGCTTTCGCTGGTCGGAAATTCAGCTACGTGGTTGAGTCTGGGTCTACTACTCCTAAAACCAGTTTACAGGTGGCTGACCAAAGCGTTAAATTATATGAGATGGGAGCTATTGATAGACATGCTCTTCTAGAAGCTGTTAATTTCCCCGATTGGAAATCTATAATCGAGCGTGTTGGTGAAGGCCAGTTAGGGCAGGCTTTACAAATATTGATTGACGCTGGATTGCCTGAAGAACAAGCTATGATGTTACAACAATATCTTATACAGCCAGGGCAAGGCCCAGGTGGATCGAATCAAGAAAAGAAAAACATTGCACCTCAGCCCGGTGAAGCTGGTGCATCGAAAACTCAACAACCTAAATAAAAAGGAATAGTTGATATGGAGAACAGGGTACTTAAAACTGATTGCACAAACAAAATTACAGTGATGGATGAACCTGGGGCTGGTGGAGCTCCCCATAGATATCTTGTGTCGAAAGATCAGGTATCTCTATGCTTTGTCAAATTTCAAGAAGGGCCAATAGGCAAATTCGGCGTTACTGGTTGCCAGAATGAGGATCTCCTTTCTATTGTAATTGACAGACTTGAATGCTTCCAGGCTGGGCCTTATGCTTGCGAAGAAAATGAGAGGGCCTTGAAGAAAATAAGAGAAGGTCTTGGATGGTTACGCTACCGGACGGCAGATCGTATCAGGCGTGGTGTTGAAGGAACAAACAAAAAATAGAGAGGTAATATGGACGAAAAACAAAAGGAAAGTCAAAAAGAACCAACGGTTTTAGGAACAGTTAAGATTCTTGTACTCAGTGATGGGAATGTATCGGTTATGGGACCAGTTAATAATCCGGTCATTATGCTTAATATTTTTGGCAGGGCTATGGCTGCTGTAGCTAATCATATTGCTGAGAGTGAACAGAGAAAACAGGTTGTTCCTGAAGCCCCTATTGTTCCGATAAATTAAGGAGAAAAGATCATGAATGATATTACGCTTGCTATAGTAATTATTGGTGTATTGTCCGTAGTGGCAATGGCCGCGGCTGGATCAGCCGAGGTTTTTACAATATTGTCGTATACCGTGACTGCGATTGGCTCTCTCGCAACTGGTCATGCCTTAAAAAGGACGAAATAGGGCTATGCCACTCTATACATATAAGTGCAAAGATTGCGGTCTTGAGATGGATAAGGCTTTCCATATTAACAATTTCCCGCGCGAGGTTAAATGTATAGCCTGTGGCAGAACAGCGAAGAAAATACTTTCACCGACCGCTATCCAGACGGATGGCAATGTGCCATGGCTTGACTCAGCTTGCGATACCCTTCTGACTCCCAGAGAAAGAAAAGAAAGGCCAATTACTACACGGACAGAGTGGAGGGAATGTTTGAAAAAGAAGGGCCTTATCCCTATTGGTTGAGACGAAACATATAAAAATTGAAGCCCGCTAAATGCGGGCTTTTTTGTTTTTCAGACTTATTGTCACCACTTATCTTTATCTGGTGTTATAGAATAAAAGTTGAATAATGGCGAAGCAAAATAAAATGTGG